TGCTGTCAACTATCATATCGGCGGCGTCAACGGAATGAGTTATCCGGCAAGCCCGGAAAACTCATTCGCATGCGAACGACAAAAGGAATATGTTAAAAAAAGCATATTGTGTTAAAATTAGCATATCCCTATTTTATTGACCGGCGCGGTTACGGCGCGTATAATTCGACCATGCTGAAAAGTAATTCCGTCAACACGCTTCCCCAAACCGGCAAAGCCAACAAATACGCTAAATTCGCGGGCCGCGCCGACGGAGACGTTTTTGAGCGGTTGGACTACATTGAGCAAGACGCTAAATTAAACCGTGAGCCGGAATTACCGCCGGCCGAAACGGTAGAAGAGTTTTTGGCGCGAGGCGGCAACCTCAAAAAATGCCGCGAGCGCACGCAGTTTTCTGTCCCGTATACGCCGAAACAACAGCAGAAGAAGAATAAAAGCCATCGCCCCTCGAACCGGGGGACCAATCGTCCGGCCCTGGTGGTTAAGCGCCGGAGTAATGGGCAAAAGGTAAGTGTCAGCAAGGGAGCAACGCGAGCGGCTGACGAATTCGCGCAATAAGCGGCCAAGACCCCTTCGGGGGTTGATAACTTCTTCGCTGTCCCAAATACACCACGATTCGCCCTGGGCCGCATTGCGCCTGGGTTCCCGAAGGTTCCTCGACTTTCCATATTCGCTTTCAAACCTCTTCAAAATTCAAATTAAAATTCACGAGTACGTCGGTCATGCGGGCTTTGACGCATGATCGCTCCCCCGGAAGGGGGCGGGGGGGGCGAATATTGATATTAGGTGGTTTAACCGACCATGCTTGCTACAACCGGCCTTAATGGGTAATTCCGCCCACGGGCCAGAATCGAAAAGGAGTGCCGACAATGACCAGACTACTGCAACCTCAAACCCGGCAACGGTCCACGTTGCCAGAATTGCGGAGCGCCGAAATGAAAAAATGGACTTCTTTCATAACCAAATGGATTCGGCGGAAACGAACCGGGTTGGCAAGGTGCGGGGAAATGATCGTCAATACACGACCGGGTCAGGTAGTCTATATCACGCCGCACACCGGCCGCAAGGGCGAGCCGATGCTAATTTACGAGATCGAGAAAAAGGAAGGGGAAGAGGAATGACCAGAAAACGGCCAACACTTCAAGACCTCGACCGCGCCACTATACATGACTGGGCGCAAGAGGGGTTTAAATCAGTTGGCGAACCCATCGACGAATCCCCTGTCACCTATGGCTACACAATCAAAGAACTGCTGGAAAAATATGGACCAGATGCGGTTGTGATACCGAGAGTCATTTACCAGAAGCGGAAGGAAGGGAAAGAGGAATGAACAGAAAACCGTTTTGGCATTGGCTTACTTGTCGTGAACGGATCATGCTAATTGTGTGGCACGCATTCGCCGGCGGATTGATCCTCGTAGCATTGCTCTCCGGTTGCACCTACGACGGCCGCGTCGAAACCGTCCAGCCGCCCCCGCCTATCGTGGTCGAGGATCAGTGCTTTCCCAACGGCCCCCGGGGGGCCTGTGAGCCAGGCGTCACCATCGACATTTACCCTGTTGACGAGTCCGGATACGGCGTCGCCAACGTCAAATCCACCATCGCCCGGATTGCCGGGGATAGTGCGTATATTTTTAATTTGAAAGACCTGTAACCAAAGGTAACACTTTTTACTTGACAGACTGTATAGAATCCTCTACACTTCGCTCCAACGGTTCACCTCAACCCGAGGGGCGACATGACCACCTCCAAAAAAACCCCAAAAAAAGCCAAGCCCAAAGCCGATCAAAAATCCGCACGCGGTCGTGGTCGCCCCACTGATTACAAGGCCGAATACGACGATCAAGCCAAAGGGTTCTGTCTTTTGGGCGCAACCAACGATAAACTCGCCGAATTGTTTGAAGTTTCCGTATCATCCATAGAATACTGGATTCGAAACATCCCCAGTTTTTCAAGGTCCGTAAAAGAAGGGCGCGAAGTTGCGGACACCGCCGTAGCCCAAAGTCTCTACGGGAAAGCCATGTCTGGCGACGTTACCGCCTGCATTTTTTGGTTGAAAAACCGCAAGCCTGAAAACTGGCGGGAAAAACAAGAGCACACACTTTCCAACCCCGATGGCGGGCCGATTGCGCTTACCGTGCGGTTCGTCAAGGCGGGTGGCAAATGAACGGCTACAACGGCCTAAAAATGGGGCAACGGATGCGCATGGGCCGCGGTCCGGCCGATTTGGTTTGGCGGGTCGAACCGAACCTGCAAGCATACTCGTCGCCCTCCGCATTCACCCGCGCCTCGACGGCTCGCGCATTTTTTGACCCTTCGACCGAATACCCGATCAACGGGCCGCGGATCGAGGCGGACGGGTTCTTGGGCGAGCCGGCGACTACCAACCTATTTGTGACGCCCTTAGTTCCCGCGACTCAGACGATCAATTTGGCCACGACCGGCACCTATACCTGCTCGGTTTTCGGGGCCGGGAGCGCGACCGTCGCGGCCGCAACGGCCACGATTACCGGGGGCGGCGCGGCCGTTGCGGCTACCCCGCGGACGTTTGTTGTAACCGGCGCGGGCACGGTGGATGTGACGATTGCCGGGGTGGTGACGTTCTGCCAGGTTGAAAAGCGGCTGGTCCGCACCTCGCCGGTCGAGGGCTCTCGCGCCCTGGACGTGCTGACCTGGCCGACCTCTGCGGCGGTCGAGGCGGCGCTGGCCGGGCAGATGACGTTGGTGGTCAAGGTCACGTTTGGTTTTTCCCACACCGTACACAACAGTGTGACGGCCTACCCGATTCTTGGTCCAACCGCAGGTGTGGGGCTGCTCAGTTGGTCCGCTTACGACGTGCCCACCCCCGGCACAATACATGGGTATTTAAGCTCAACTGACGGAACGTCATGGTCAAACAAAGTTTTCGATTTTGCTGCCAACGTCCCGCTCTATTGCGCTGTGGTCTCGGGCTACACCGTCGGCGGGCAGAAGAAATTCAAGGTCGGCGTTACAACCAACTTGACGGACCCGTTCACCTTCGGCGGCGAGTCCAATTTCAGGGGGTTTTTCGTGTCGGCCGGTACTTTGCGGGCTTTCTACAACAACACTATCGGCCCGGCCTGGCTTGGCGGCGCGGCAATGTGGGCAAGGGCGGAACTGAACGCATCGGCTCAACTGGCCATGGCGATGTTGCTGGGATGACTCCGAAGCGGCTGAAAGGCACAGGCATTGACCTTACCGCCCGCGAGTGGCGAGAGCAAGACCTGCTTGACATATCCGACCGCCGCAGTTGGCGGAATTGGCCCAAGGAAGTGACTGAACCGCTAACCCTGGGCGCGAAGTGCGCGGCGATACTGGTAGCAATGATCGGGGCTTTATGCCTCGTTTACTGGTGGAGGCTTTAAAATGGCGAACACGGTTGTAATGAATGCCAGCCAAACGGTAATTACCATATCGGCGATTGACTCGGATTGGCTGATTACCGACACGCTGAGTAAGCGGCACTTGGGCGGGACGCGGGTCCATTCAATCCAGTTTAACCCGGCGGCGGCGGCCGACAAGTGCAAAGTTCTCGATGGCAGTGCATCCGGGTCTCAGTTGTTTTACGCCCTATGCGCCGACAACACGGATCAACGGATCAAATATTTTCCCGAAGCCGAAATACTGCCGTTTCTCGATTTCAGTGAGGGCACGTATACAGCCGGTAGCTCCGTGGTCGTAACGCTCTACCCGCAGAAGTTTTAGCAAATGCATCGTTTCGACCGCACTTTTAACGCCGTCCAACACAAACGGCGACATTTTAGGCAAACTGAAAACGCCGTCCTATCCTATACGATTAATTGGGCGGCTCTTTTGGGCTCGGATACCATCTCAACATCGACTTGGACGGCCGAACAGTCCGGGGTGACTATATCGGGGCAGGCTATTTCGGCAAACGTCACCACGGCCACGCTGATGGCTGACGTGGGCGTTTATACCGTAGTCAATAAAATTGTGACGGCGGCGGGGTTGACCGACGAACGGATAATCGAATTGGCGGTGACGGATAACAACGAATTTACGAGTCGGTCGGAGGATTATCCGCTTTGAGCGAGCCCACTTTTACCGACTTTCCCGAGAAGCTCGAACCGATATTCGAGCCGTCTCGGTATAAAATCCTCTACGGCGGGCGCGGCGGGGCGAAGTCGTGGGGTATCGCCAGGGCGTTTCTAATCATGGGCGCTCAACGCCCCATTCTCGTTTTGTGCTGCAGGGAGATTCAAAAATCCATCGAGGCTTCGGTATATCGTTTACTGAAAAATCAGATAAAAACGCTCGGGCTTGAATCGTTCTACGAGGTGCAAAAGACCACCATACTCGGTCGGATAGGCACAACTGCCGAAGGAACGCAATTCTTTTTTGAAGGCCTCCGGCACAACGGCGACAACCTGAAATCCTACGAAGGCGTCGATTATGCCTGGGTAGAAGAGGCTCAGGTCGTTTCCCGGTCGTCTTGGGAGACGCTCATCCCGACCATTCGTAAAGACGGCTCGGAGATTTGGGTAAGCTTCAACCCGATGCTGACGACCGATGAAACGTATCAACGGTTCGTGGTCAATCCTCCGCCTGACAGTATCGTGATTGAAATTAACTGGCGGGACAATCCTTGGTTCCCGGAGGTGCTGAACCAGGAGCGGTTGTATTTGGCCACGAAGGACCCGGACGCCTACCTGAACGTCTGGGAAGGCCGTTGTCGTCAAATTTTGGAGGGCGCTATATTCGCCTCCGAACTGCGGGCGGCTGACGCGGAAGGTCGAATTACTCGCGTCCCGATTGAGCGTGGCGTGCCGGTCAATACGTTTTGGGATTTGGGCCATGCCGACCTGACGACTATTTGGTTCGCGCAGCCGGTCGGGATGGAGTTTCGAATCATCGATTACTATCAAAATCAGTTCAAGGATATTCCGCATTACCTCAAAACCCTTCAAGAGCGCGGTTATCTCTACGGGACACACTTCCTGCCCCACGACGCCCATCATCGGCAACTGTCGGCCGGCGGACGCACAATCAAGATGCAGGTAGAGGCGGGCAAACTCGGTCGGGTAACGGTCATTCCCCGCGTCCAATACAAAAAGCAGGGCATTCAGGCGGCGCGGGCGGTTTTTTCGCTCTGTTGGTTCGATGAGGGTCGATGCGCGGACGGGCTACAGGCGCTTCGGCATTACCGGTATGAAAAAGACCAGGAAACCGGGCAATACAAAAAAGAGCCTAACGACGATTGGGCGTGTCATGCCGCCGACGCCTTCCAGCAGCTGGGCCTTGCGATTGAACTTCCCAACCACCCCAAGCCTAAAAGCGCTTGGGATTCGGCTTTTGCGGATACCGAGGGGGCGTCATGGAAAACGGCCTGACCGTCACTCACGACCGACTGGTCAAGTGGTTCGAATCGGCCGAGGACGTGAGCCAGGACAGCCGGGCCAGGTCCGAGTTGTGCCGGGACTACTACGACAACAAACAGTGGACGCCAGCGGAGCGCAAGGTTTTGGAGGATCGGAAACAGCCCTGCTTGACGCTAAACCGCATTGCTCCCAAAGTCGATGCGCTCATTACCATGGAGGACCGCAGTAAAACCGATCCTAAGGCCTACCCGCGCACACCGGCGCACGAGGAAGGCGCGGATGCGGCCACGGACGCTTTGCGATACGTCTGCGACAACGTGGGCTTCGACGAGACTCGTTCGGACGTTTTTACCTGTATGGAGATTGAAGGAACCGGCGGCGTCGAGGTCTATGTCCGGCCGAACAAAAAGGGCGAGCTGGAAATTCAGGTCAAGCGGATTTTCTGGGACCGGCTGTTTTGGGACCCCCATTCGCGGGAAAAGGATTTCAGTGACGCCCGGTATTTGGGCGTGGTTCAGTGGATGGACTACGAGGACGCTCTGGCCGCGTTCCCGGAGGGACTGCAGGCGCTTGTAGATACCAAAGAAACCGCGCCGATTTCGACGGCGGGCACGACTTACGACGACAAGCCCCAACAGATTTGGTTTGATTCCGCCCGCGAACGAATCCGTATTGTCCATATGTGCTACCGCGACCGAGGCGTGTGGCATTACTGCCAGTTTACGCAGTCCGGCCCGGTTCAGGGTCCGGGCGTTTCGCCCTACCTGAACGACGAGGGCGAACCGGAACCGAGCCTGATATTTCAATCCGCCTATATCGACCGCGAAGGCAATCGATACGGCCCCGTTACCAGATTGCTCGATCTACAAGACGAAATAAACAAGCGCCGGTCGAAGGCGTTGCACCTTATTTCAGTGCGTCAAACTTTTGGCGTCAAAGGGGCGGTTGAGGACAAAGTGAGGGCCAGGTCGGAATTGGCTAAACCCGACGGCCACCTCGAAATAAATAGCAACGATTTCGAATACGGCAAACATTTCGGGATACTCCCAACCGGCGACATGGCCACGGGGCAGTTGAATTTGCTCCAAGAGGCCAAGGCCGAAATGGACGCGCAGGGGGCGAACGCCGCGTTGACCGGTTCGGAGACAAGAGACCTGTCCGGTCGGGCGTTGCAACAGCTATCGCAAAACTCGACCCTCGAAATAGGGCCGCCGTATAAATCGCTCAGGGTCTGGCAGAAACGGGTTTACCGGGCCATTTGGAACCGTGTCCGGCAATTCTGGAAAGAGGAAAAGTGGATTCGGGTGACTGATGACACCAACAAAATCAGGTTTGTTGGCCTCAATATTCCGGTGACTTTGGGCGAACAACTCGCGAAAGAGGGACTGACGGTTACGCCCGAAATGATTCAGATGGACCCACGGCTTCAACAGGTCGTCAGCTACGAGAATAACGTATCGGAACTCGACATTGACTTGGTGCTCGACGAGGCGCCAGACGTGGTGACGTTGCAACAGGAACAATTTGACGCTCTGGTCAAATTCTCGGGCGTCGGCCCCGGGTTGATACCTCCGGCTCTGTTGATTGAGGCTTCCAGCCTACGGAATAAAGACAAAATACTCGAACGCATGAAGGGCAACGAGGAACAGCAGGCGCAACAGGCGCAGGTTGCCCAGCACGCGGCCGAATTGGAAATGGCCGATAAAGAGGCTGATGTTACAGGCAAACAGGCTCAGACTAAAAAGACCCAAGCCGATACGATCAAAACGCAGGTTGAAACGCAAATGTTGCCCTTGCAGCTAATTGCGAAAAATACACCGCCGCCGGGTAACGGGCGAAATTTTGGGCCGCCGCCGTCACGGGCGCAGTAGAGGAGACAGACATGGCCGACCTAGACGAGATTTTTGGATCGACGCACACGCCGGAGGAATCGCCTGATAACCAGGTCGAGCCGTCCGGGGAACCAACCGCCGCCGAAACCGCCGCTGAACCGGCCAGGGACGCCCAAGGGCGCTTCACGGGCCAGGTTGAGCCGGTAACTACGGCTACGGTCCAAACGGTCGAACCGGGCGCACAGGCCGCCGCTGAACCGGGCGATTCTCCCGCCGCCGGGGCCGAGACCGTTGTGGATGACGAACCGACCAGAAAAGTAAGGGCATTCCAGTCCGTCGCCGAGGATGAAAGGCGCAAGCGTCAAACGGTCGAAGCCGAGCGCGACCAATTGCGGGCGTTTGTGGCCCAAATGCAACAGCGTCCACCGGTCCAACAGCCGCAACCGGCTGTGCCTCCGGTAGACCCGGAAGTCGAGTTTTGGAATAACCCGCTTGCGGTCGTGGATCAACGAGTCCAAGCCGTTCAAGCCGAAGCCACCAACCGGTTCCTGAACCTCGCGGAATCCGCCGCCCGGTCCAGGTATCAGGACTTTGACGATAAAATAAACGTTTTTCGCTCCCTCGTCGCAAACTATCCAGTTTTGCGGGATCAGGGTATGCAAGCCGCCGACCCGGCCGAGTTCGCCTATCGAACGGCCGAAAATTTCATGCGGCAATACCAGCAGCAGAACGGACAGCCGCAAGGTCAGGACATGGATGCACTCCGCGCTCAAATCCGGGCCGAGGTGGAAGCGGAAAACCAGGCAAAAATCAACGCTGAAATTGCCAGGCGCCTACCGGGCAGCTTGACGGACTTACCCGCAGTTGGTTCGAACTCCGGGCCGAAGTGGGCGGGGCCTCAATCTATCGGGAAGGTGCTTGGCCGATGAAAGGGAAATAGCCAATGGCTGACACGACTGTAGCAACTGGTTTGACCGTCCAACAGTGGGATGACCAGTATTTCACCGAATACGTCAGGGAAAACCGATTCGTCAAATACATGGGCACGGACGAGTCGAGCATGATTCAGGTCAAGGACAAACTTTCGACCAAAAAGGGCAAATGGGACACCTTCGCCCTCGTTCACGAACTGGAAGGCGACGGCGTCACCGGTTCGGACACGCTCGAAGGCAACGAAGAGGCCCTTGACTCCCGGAGTCAGCGCGTGGAAGTGGCCCAAATTCGCCATGCCGTCCGCGTAGCGGCCTCGGACGAACAGTTCAGCGCTATCGACCTCCGGGAGGCAGCCAAAAGCCGGCTAAAATCCTGGAACCTCAAAAAGCTCCGGGGCGACATTATCCAGGCCTTCCGGTCGATCAACGGCGTCCTGTATGCCTCCGCGACCGAAACCCAGAAAGACGCTTGGCTTGTCGATAACGCCGACCGCGTCCTTTTCGGCGCGGCCCTTTCCAACAACGCGGCCAACGACCACTCGGCCTGTTTGGCCAACATCGATGCGACTAATGACCGCCTGACCAGTGCCAGTTTGAGCTTGCTCAAACGCATCGCCCTCAATGCAGACCCCAAGATTCGACCCCTGATGACCAAGGCCGGAGACGAGGAATGGTTCGTCGTTTTCGCCAACACCTATTGTTTCCGCGATCTGTCCCACGATTCGGCCATTCAACAGGCGAATCGGGACGCCCGGGAACGCGGCGAAAAAAACCCGCTTTTTACCGGCGGCGATCTGCTCTGGGACGGCATGATTATTCGGGAAATCCCGGAAATACCGGTCGTCACCGGCATGGGCGCGTCCAGTATCGACGTGGCGCCGGTTCACCTGTGCGGCGCTCAGTCCCTGGGCCTTGTCTGGGCGAAGCGGCCGAAAACCCGAACCAAAGAGTTCGACTACGGCGACAAATACGGCGTGGCCATCGCCGAAATGCGCGGATTGGAAAAGCTCAGATTCGGCACAGGAGCCGACGATACCGACGACCCGACCGACCTCGGCGTATGCACGGGCTGGTTTGCCAGCGTCGCCGACGTTTAAGGGGGTGCGGTAATGGCAACTCCGCTTGAACACGATGTAGGGCGTCAGGGGTTTTGGGACCGCGACTTGGTCGTATTCCTGGAAAACGCTCGTGACGTAGTTAACGAACTCCAGACCGACCACGCCACCAACAAAACGTCGCATGACGCAATCGAGACGCTTATCGAGGAACTTCACGACGACCATGCTACGTTCAAAACCGTGGTGGATGCGCTCAAAACCCTCGCCAACAGTCTCCGGACCTACATGGCTGACGGAATGTTGGTTCACGGCACTTTGGCCATATCGGCCGGTGACGCCACCAAGTTCAAAACCACGACCACGGCGGTGTATACCATCGCCGGAGTCACTTACACAAAAGCGGCTACGGACGCCCTAACTTTCACCGCCGCCCATGAGATCACGGCCAGCAAGTTCGGCGCGATTCTGATTCAAATTGACGCGGCAGGCACGGTGTCAACGAAAGTCGTAGGGGCGTTGCAAGCCTATGACAGCGCGGCCTTGGCGCTTGCCGCCCTTCCCGCCGCCGACACGAACAACGTAGCCATTGGTTATATCGCCATTGAGAACATCGCTTCGACCTGGACGGCCAACACCGACGACCTGACCAATGCGTCCGACGTTACCACGGCGACCTTTAACAATACCGTGGTAAAGGCTTTGCCGGCCGCGGTGTCGTCTTCGGCCCCAGCTACGCTGACGGCTTCGAAACCGGCCAGCGGACCCGCTACCTTAACCAATTCCACCGCCTTGACCTTGATCAAGGGATAAGGGGGGAAACATGACTGCGGAAGTTATCATCACCACAAGGGCAGCCGCCGGATTCCCCGTTTTCCAGGGGATAGGCTCCGGAGTGGTTCAGGCCGCCTACGGGGTGACGGAAATTGCTTCGGGGAACTTACTCGAAGCCAACGACATCATCAAGTTCTGTAAAGTTCCGGCCGGTGCGACGATTATCGGCGGTTGGATTTACGGCGACGACATCGACACCGGAACGGAAACGCTCGACATTGACATTGGTTGGGCGGCCAACGGCGGAACGGGAACGTGGGATGCTGTGGACACCGACGGCTTCGGAAACCTCGGAACAATCACCGGCGACGCTATCACAGACTTAAAACCTGTTGCCGGGATTATCTATCCGCTTCAAGGCCTGCTTCTGGCGGATGGCCCGATAACATTCACCAGGGAAACCACCATCACGGCTATCGTCAATACGGCGGCGGCCGGCGGCGCGGTCGGAACTCTGTCCATGGTAGTTTTCTACCTCGTGGATTAAGGGGGGCACCATGGCAGCCGAGGTAATTGTCGCAACAAGGGCGGCCGATGGGTTCCCGGTGTTTCAGCCCCCAGAGGGCGGGGGTGTGCTTTGCGCGGCCTACGGCACGGTCGAAATAGCCGCGGGGAACTTACTCGAAGCCGGAGACGTGATTGAGTTCTGCAAGGTCCCCGCAAGAGCGGTAATTGTGGGCGGATGGGTCTATGGAGACACCATCGACGCGGATACCGGGTCCGAAGCGCTAAATATAGACTTCGGATGGTTGGCCAACGGCGGAAGCGGCACTTACGACGCCGCGAACGCTACGGGATTGGGTGACATGGGTGTGTTGGTTGGAACGGGCATCACCGGGCTTATTATCACGGGGATATTCCGCCCGGCCCAGGGCCAGTTAATGGCCGTCGGTCCTTTTCAGTTCACCAAGGAAACCACTTTCGTGGGGACGGTCAACGTCGCCGCCGACACTACAGGCACGGGCACATTGACGCTCGTGGTGCTTTATTTGGTCCCTTAACCGATGTGGGGGCTTCGGCCCCCATCCATCAGGTGCTTTATGAAATTTCGGTATTTGGGCGATCACGAAGTTATGCAGGTTTACGGCTACGATTTCTCGGGCGGGGCTACGCCGGACGTGACGGACGCCCGCGCCGTCGCCAAGTTCACCGGCAACCGCGAATTCGAATTGGTCGAGGAACCAGCCGATTGCGACGGGCTGGAATCGTTGGACGCCGACGGCGATTACAAAGTCACCCGCAAGGAGTTGATCGAGTATTTGAAGCCGTTGGCCGAGTCCGGGGCGATACAGGTGAAGCCGTGGAAACTGCAAACCCTATCCCGCGCCGCGCTGATAACCATTTGGGAGGCTGTCAATGGCGACCCTACCGAATGTTAGGAAACGGGCGTTCGGGCGACTGACTGGGGCGTCGGGCAACCCCACGGCGGCCGAGGATTCGCTCTTGACCGACGTATACGGGGAGGTTTACGCGGCCCTTGCCGCCGACGGGTTGGTATCGTGGGGGCCGGCGGATGACGTGCCCGCTCAGTTCGTGCAACCCGTGGTCGCACTGATGGCTTCGGCCGTGGCGATGGACTTCGGCAACCCCGAGTTGGTTCTGGGCGAGGCGGGAGAAGAGGCGGAACGGCGCGAGATTGCGCGGCTGCTGGCCCCTGAAGCCGAGCAAACGACTATACAAACTGAGTATTTTTAAGGTGTAGCCAATGGCAACCCGCGCCGACAACTTCGTCAATCTCCTCGTGGGCGTCCAAAACGCGGGCTCCCCGCTTGCGACGGGCTATGTGACGTTCTCCATCCCCGGCACGACCACGGCTAAGAACGCTTGGGAGGACAAGGACAAAGCCGTCGCCATAACCAAGAAGGCACTGGACAGTAACGGCCGGGCGGAAGTATTCGGCGACGGCGAATACCGGCTCAGGTTCTACGTGGGCGATCCGGACGCGGGCGGCGTGGAAGTCACGGCCCTGGAAGTCGAAAACTATAAATGCGTCGCCGTCAAGGGCAACGTGCGGACGATTGCTACCGATACCGAGGGCTCGGTTGACGACTGGCTCGTGCTGATGGACACGACCGCCGGTGACGTGGTTTACACCCTCCCCGACGCGGCCTTGACTTCGGGCAACGGGATACTCTGCATCAAGGTTGCCACGGCCAACGTGGCGACCGTGGCCAGTCCCGACGGCCAGACGATCAACAATGCTACCTCAATCGTTTTCGGGTCCGCCGACGGCGCGGGAGTTTTTCGGTCCTCGGGCGTCAACTGGTATGTGGCCCGTGAGACAGTGGCCACCATTGAGGGAATTTCCGATTTCGTTCAGACCATGCTTGACGACGAGGACGGCGCGGCGTTTTTGGATACTCTTTTGGCAAGCTCAACCACGGCGACGGCAAAAAGTAAAATGGCGGTTCCCATGGTTGGGGGCACGGCCTACAACCTGACTTGCCGAACCAATGCGACAAACCCGACCTACCAGATCGACATCGACGCTGACGAGTTGCTTGTCAAAAACGCGGCGGGAGACGGAATTCTACTTTCCACCGTCAACCTAACCGTGGACATTACCGCGTCCGGCGCTAACGGGTTGGACACCGGGTCCGAAAATAACGATATGTGGTATTATGGTTGGGTCATCTATAACCCGACCACGGCCACCACGGCAGGGCTTTTGTCCGAGTCCGCAACCGCGCCGACACTTCCGGCTGGGTATACTTACAAAACGTTGGTTACGGCGGTTAAAAACGTTCCGGTTACGGGCGACTTTAGGCCCTATCGTCAATCAGGGTTTAAAATTTGTTACGAAACCTATGACGAAATTTTAGTTAATGGAGCATCTACCGCAACTTCGCCAAAGGCCACAATAGACGTTTCGGCCGCATTACCTCCCATCGCAACAGGCCGAACTATACAAACTACACACTGGATTACTTCTGCGGCAGGGGGCGAAGGATCATCGGCGCTCTATGTTGGTTTAGATCAAACAACCTTTAATCTATGGTCGCAGGTTATAGAGACACAAGCCAGCAGCAAGGCTTTTAATTTTGTTACAAATTATGTTTCGGGCGCGGGAGATATCTATTACTACCACTCGAATAGCGGGTCGGTTTCGTCGGCTTATGCAACCATGAAAATAATCGATTTTACCATTCCCGGAGGGGGCCAATAATGCCAACCCAACCCCTACCGTTCGCCTCGTTGGACCTGTCGGCGGACAAGCCGACTACGAGCACGTTTAATCAGGGCCAGATTGACGGGTTTTGGACGCCGTATGGTTCGCCCGATGGCCCGAAGCTGATATGGCAGAAACGGCCGGGGTTAAGCCAATTTTGCAACCTTGGCGAAAATGGCCCGGTTGATGGGCAACACTTTTGGGTTAGGAATTCGGTCCTCTACGCGGCCTGTAATGCAAAAATGTTCAGGCTCACGAGCGCGGGAGTAGCAACCGACCGGACCGGCACGGCAAGCATGGTTGCCCAAACCCGCCCCACGTTTGCCGACGTTGCCGGGACGGACCTTTACGCGGCGTCCGGGGGTAGGATAGGGGCTTACCCCTTGGGCGGCTCAGGTGCCTATCTGGCGGACGCTCAGGCTCCTACGACGGTCAGGTTTATCGCTACGCTCAACCAGGTGCTGATGGGGTTGACCGTTTCGTCAAGCCGGGTAGACTACGCGGACGCTACGACACCCGCGGTATGGGCGGGTCTGTATTTCGAGGCCGAAGCGCAGCCGGACCTGGTTCAGTGCCTTCATGTCGCCAACAACTATATTTACTTGCCGGGCCAGAACACGATTGAGTTATGGCGCGATGACGGCGAGACGTTCGTTCGTGAAGGTCAGGGCGCGGTCATGGTCGGGACGCAAGCGCCGGACTCGTTCATTTTCATCAACGGCACGGCCTACTGGTTAGACGAAACGGGCGAGTTTCGGCGGATGAGCGGTTACACCCCGGAGATTATCAGTAACCCGAATTTGACCCGGTATGTGGCGAGTTTCGACACCACGATTGATGCTAAGGCTGACTATTTGCGGATTCAGGACAAACACTTCGCGGTGTGGACGTTCACCGTCGCCCAAAAGACGTTGGTTTATGACATCCTGTTGAACCAGTGGTATGAATGGAGTTATTACAACCCCAATACCGCCCAACATGAGCAATACCTCGGCCAGAACGTCGCCCACGCTACCGCCTGGAATAAGGTGCTCGTGGGAGACCGTAGGACCGGGATCATTTGGGAAGTCACCGGCACCACTGACAACGGCGATGATATTCGAACCGTTATCAGGACCGACGCGGTTGACCGCGGATCGCCCGACGTTCGGAAATTCTGCCATGAATTAAACCTCGTTTTCAAACGGGCCGACACCGCCACCACGCCGAAAAAGATGTTGATTCGATGGCGGGATAACGGCGTTGCCGAATGGGGCGCTTATGAGGAAGTGGCGATAGAGGCCACCAGTCAAACCGAGCTTTCTGTCCAGGTGCGGCGGCTTGGCAGCTACTTTTCCCGTCAATGGGAACTGGTAATGTCCGACGCTACGCAATCGGCGCTCATCAAGGCCGAGGAGCGGTTTACCTATGGCCGGTAATGCTTTAAGCGGTATTTTTCAGGGCCAAAACGCCTTGGCTCAACCCATGGGGGGCAACGCCTTTATACCGCCGATGACTGATGAGCAACGGTTCCAGTCATGGTATAAAATGTGGGCCGATCAACTTGGGCTTGCTCCAAACCCTGACGATCCGCTCCATTTTTATGATTACCGAGCGGCCTATCAATCCGGCGCTATGCCTGATGCGTCCGGCCATTGGCCCTCACAATTTAAACTTTCGGGGCATCCTCGAACAATTATTGACGGGATAAATACCGTAACCGGCAAGCGGGAGTTCCCGCCTTTGTCTTTGGAGCAAATTCTAAGTGGCCGATAAAGAAATCATCCGCGTGGCCGATAAAGAAATCATCCGCGCCCCTCTGCCCGCTTCGTTCGGCCAGGTTGCCGAAGCGGCAATTGAGTATTTCCGGCAGATAGCGCGGGAAATAAACCGGATCACGGCGGGGAAGCTGAAACCGCCCACGACGGCCGATCAACCGGCTAACGCGGGCGAAGTTTCGATAGAGTTTACAAACAATACCACGATCACGATTTACGGCAAGGGCACGGACGGGACGGTTAGAAGCGGGACCGTAACCCTGTCGTAGGAGGACATTATGGGCTGGACGGATTGGATAGGACCGGCGATAGGCGCGGCGGGCGGCGTTTTAGGTTCGGTTTTGGGCGGCAACGCTCAATCGGACGCCTACGGGCAGGCGGCAGGGGCCAGTAACTACGCGGCCGACCGGGCGTATCAAGCGCAAATGGAAATGTTTAATACCATGCGCGGAGACACCGAACCGCTCAGGAATCTGTTGCCGGGATCGTTGGCGGGCTTGACCGGGCAGGCGGGGCAGGGCGTAGCGCCCGAACGGCAGTATATGAACCAATACGGCAACGTCGCCATGCCTCAGCTTCAATCCGAAGTCAACATGGACTTCGCGGCCGACCCAATTTATCAGCGGCAAATGCAGGACATGACCACGCAACTCAACCGCCGATTTGCCAGCCAGGGCCGGGCTTTCAGCAGTGACGCGGATAATGCCATGGTGCGAAACGCCTTGCCGTTTATGGAACAGTCCTACAACCGGGGAGTTGACACCCTCAACCGGCAGAACACGAACGCTTTGACGAATTACCAATTGGGCACGACCCGCGCTCAGACCCTTTACGGCATGGAGGGGGCCCTGGGCGATCAAAAGTGGGGAAGGAACCTCGACCTTGCCAAACTCGGCGCCGGGGCGGCTTCGGCGGCTGGCCAGGGGGCGCAATCGACCGGGAATGCCCTGTCCTCGATATTCCAGAACCAGGGCAGCAACCTTGCCGGTATCTATGCGGGCCAGGGGCAGAACCAGGCCCAAATGTATGGCAACATCGCCGGGAGCTTGCAGGGCGGGTATAACAACTACCTGTTGGGTCAAATGGTGAAATAATGGCAAATTTCATGGACCCGTTTTTCCAGGGGCAGGCCGATCAACGCTCGATCATGATGTTCGGCGATCAGCGGCGGCGGCAAGAGGAACAACTTGCCATGCAGAGGGAAGCCCAACAGGCGGAACTTGCCCGACAGGCCATGATGCAGAACGCCTTGGCCTCTGTGCTTATGCCGGGCGCGGGGGGCGGCGGTAATATGCCCTCTGCCCCTATGGCCGCGCCAGGGGCAAGCCAAGGGGGTGGGAATGCGCTCACGGGCGTGGGGTTACAGCCTTCCGGACCGACCGCCAATCCGCCGCAAGATTTGGCCCCCATATTTCAGGAAGCGGCCGACGCCTACGGGTTGTCAGTCGAGGACCTTTACAAAATCGGGCAAATAGAATCGCGGTTCAACCCAAACGCACTTTCACCGGCCGGGGCAATCGGCGTTATGCAGTTGATGCCGGGAACCGCCAAAGACTTGGGCGTTAAAAACCCTTGGGACGTGAAGGAAAACATTTTTGGTGGGGCGCGGTATTACAAAATGATGCTCGACCGCTACAACGGCGACAAGTCGAAAGCCGTGGCCGCTTACAACGCCGGTCCGGGCAGGGTTGACAACGGCGGGACGCTTCCCCGCGAAACTCAAAACTACCTTGCCGCATTTGGCCAAGGCGGCGGGCAGGCTCCCGGGAACGCACTTGCGCAACCCGGAGGCGGGATGCAGGGCGACAAACTCAACCAGTTAGCCAGTATCATGATGGTTGGCGGCGAATACGGCCCCGCGGCGAGCCTGATGAGCATGGCGCAGTCGCAACAGAACAAGAACCGGTTCCAGTCCGTAACCAATCCGGAGACCGGGCAAATGACGACATTCGATCCGGTAACGGGGCAGTATGGCGGCGCGCCGACCGGTCAACCCGGCCCCGCGGCGGCCCCCCCGGCCGGTTCGCCTACCATGTCCGCCGATGACCCAAACGCTTATCTGGGCAATGACCCGAACGGCAAGCCGGTTCTGGACTACGACGGGCTGAACAAGTTGACCGGCAACCGGGGCAACCGTATCCGCGAATTGGCTATGAAGGCGCACGATGACCGGTTGAAGGAATATTTGCGGGTATCAAACCAGTCCAAAGCGCCGTTCGAAATGGAGCAAGAAATACGGAAAGAATACGTCGCCCAAATAAAGGATTTTGAAATTGTAGCCAACAGCTACCGCACCATCAACGCGGCTGCTAAAAATCCGGATGCGGTAGGCGACTTATCGCTGATTTTTGCCTACATGAAAATGCTTGACCCTGGAAGCGTGGTTCGAGAGTCCGAATATGCCACGGCTGAACAAGCGCGGGGCGTCCCGGCGAGTATCATCAACCTTTATAATAAAGTTCTCGCCGGTGAAAAACTCGCGCCGGAACAACGGCGGGACTTCGTAAGCCGGGCCAAGGGGCTTTACCAGGGCCGGTTGACTCCGCACAGGGAGAGAACCGGCAAATACAAACGATTGGCAAAACAATATGGGTTGAGCCCTGATAACGTTATCGCTTTCGACCCGGCCTTGACTGATGAGGAAATGAAAAGCGGGACCGCGCCGACCACTTCTGGCCCGGTCAACCCGGCCGCGATGGATAGAGTCAACCAAATGCTTTACGGGATACCGCCCATGGATATGGTTTCCCCGAGGAGACAGTAATGGCCGACTACGCGCGGGGCATGGGGCCGGGGCCGGAGCAACCTTTACCGCCCATCGAGAACTTTAGACGGTTGATAGCACAAGCGGAAAAGGGGCAACTGCCCATAGATGAGGCGGTGGCTTTTGAATCCATAGCTAAGTCCCTTTTTTCCAGGCAAGACCTAACACCGGAGTGGCGGGAACTGGCTAAGGGCGGGTTTAAAATATCCGCCCCGATTGATGTTGACCGCACTACCGGCGCGCCGATGAACGTCCGGGCCTTGGCCGGGGAGCAGGAATACCGCCCCCAAGACATGCTTGCGACGGTTCAACAGTATTTCCCCGACGCGCAACTTGCTCCCCCGGGTTCGTGGGGTTACGGGGATAACAATATCATTTATACCGACCCGCAAACCGGACGGCCTACGCTATTCAACCCTAAAGGCATTGAGCCAGGGTCAATCGCCGGTTACGGGGCCACAGGGGCGGAAACGGCCGGTTCGACCATAGGTGAATTTGTCGGACCCGCCGTAGGTTCGGCGTTAGGACCGGCGGGCAAACTTGGCGGTTTAGTGCTTGGCCCAGCGATTGGCGCGGTCCTTGCGCGTGAAGGGTATGATTTGGCCAGGCGAAAAGCGGGCCAGGTTGATACCCGGTCAACGCCGGAGCACTTGCTTGATGCGGGCATTACCGGTGTAACCAACGCCGGTATAGTCCCCGCCGTCCAATTAGCCTCAAAGTTTACCAAGGGCGCGATCAATAAACTTACCGGGCCGCTACGAAACCGTTTGGCGGGTAAGGGCGCGGATGCGTTGCTTCAAGATTTCGGTCAAGCCGGGGTTGATATGTTGCCGTCGGCTACGGGCAGCCGGTTCCTTCAAGGTGGGGCTGAATACTTTGAGAAGACGCCGGGCGGCGCGGGTCCGGCGCAACGCATCGCCGGTCAGGCCGAACAACAGACGGTTGACCTGAATAAGCGCGTAGCCGGTCAATTCGGCGTCCCGGCCGCAACGGAAGGTCAAGCCGGTGAAGTTATGGCCCGTGGGTATAGAGGGGCGCAAAAACGGTTCACCGACAACGCTAAAAAAGCGTATGACCGCCTCTATGCTTATGTTCCCCAAGACACTATGGTTAAAGCCGACAACGCTTTAAGCGTCCTTGACAGCCTCGTTAAAAAATACGAAAAAACTCCGGGGTTGCAAAAAGAGTTTGTTGGTGAAGTGATAGAACTCCAAAACATAATCAAATCCGATTTGGCCGCAACCGGAACGTTGCCGTTTGAGACTCTACAAGATGTTCGGTCGCAAATAGGTGAGCGATTGAAGCCGACATGGAAAACGTCCGGGAAGGGTTTAAGCGACACTCAAAACCGGGCGCTTTACGCCGCATTGTCAAAGGACATTGAGGCGGCGGCGGCGACTGGCGGGCCGGATGCGGTGAGAGCTTTTCACGTCGCCAACCGGTATTTCCGACAAGGGTTGAAAGAGGTCGATTTCATCGATATGACCTTAAAGAAAATCGACAAAGCAGGCGGTGAGGACCGAATATACCAAGACCTGATGGGGGCCACTAAGGCCAGTGGCGGCGCGACTGACCGGCTCATGCGGCATTTGGCCCCACAAGAAAAAGAAGTTGTAACAGCTACAATCGTTGACCGAATGGGCCGGGCAACCAAAGGCGCGCAAGGGGCGGAAGGCGACACATGGAGCGCGTCAACGTTTTTAACCCGATGGAACGACATGAAGCCAGAAGCGAAAGACGTTCTTTTCGGTAAAACAAAATACGCGGCGGCGCGGCCGAATCTTGACCAGTTGGCCCGGATTGTTGCAGCCCAAAAAGACGCTATCGCTCTTAAAAATACGAGCAACACGGGACTAATCAATAACTGGACTCAACAGCTAATGGCCCCGCTGGGCGCGGCAATGGGCGCGGTTGCATCAACCGGGATGGGCGCGGGGAGCGGGACGGCGCTGATGGCGGCCATAGGTTCAGCCGTCGGAACGTTTGGACTTCAACACGTCGCGGTTGAAAAACTGTTTATGTCACCCAAATTCACCCGATGGCTTGTCCAAGGTTCTAAACTCAACCCCGCCGAACCGGGCGCGTGGATGAACCACGTTTCCCGGCTTGCGCTGATAACTCAGGCCGAACCGGAAATAAAAGAAGAGGTCAACCAATATTACAACGCGCTCATGAGCATGATTAAACCGGCCAAACGGGCAGGGGGTGAATAATGGGTTTCGCATCGGGGGTATCATCGGCCGCAAACGCGATGGGCGGCGGCATGGCCGGGGGAAATGCTGGCAACCAACGCGGCGGCGATTGGGGCGGGATCAACAGTGAATTTGGAACTCTGCCGCAACTGAACATCGGGTCCATTTTCCGCGACTATTTCATGGGCGGGCCCGTCCCGGGAACCGTGAATGCCCTGAGTAAAATCTACGGCTACATGAATGACTTGCCCGCATGGGTCAACCAAGGCTCTTTTACCGACCCGGTGAATATGTATCTAAACGCGGGTGGGGCCAATGCGGCCATGGGCGCGGGCCAGGCAGGCGGGAGCGCACGAATACCGGTTCAAGGCAACCCCACCTTCGGCCAACAGCCCGCGCAGTCGTCACCCGTGGGCGGCAATGCGCTGTCAGGGATCATGCAGCAGAACCCCTTCGCCGGTTTTTACGGGAATATGAATTCCATGTATGGAGGCCGCTAATTGACGACAAAAGCCCATAACTTTACCGTCCTTCTCGCCGGTATTCAAAACGCGGGCGCGCCGATTGCCACCGGTTACGTGACGTTCAGCGTCCCTGGAACCACGACCGCTAAAACCGCCTATGAGGACCGGGACAAAAGTGTAGCGATCACGAAAAAGGCGCTCGATTCTAATGGCCGCGCCGAGGTATTCGGGGATGGCATCTATCGGTTGCGATTCTATATCGGAGACCCGGATGCGGCCCCGCCGAATCAGGGGGTTGAGGTTTCCGCCCTTGAAATCGAGGCCTACAAATGCACGGCGGTATACGGCAATTCCCGCACAATCGCCACTGATACGGTCGGGAACGTGGATGACGGCCTTGTGTTGGGTAACACGGCGAGCGGGAATGTTCAATATACTCTACCCGATGCGGCCTTGGTTTCCGGAACCGTTCAGGTTGGAAAAATAGCTCCCGCAAATACGTTTACGATTGCGTGCGCCAGTGGGCAGACCATCAACGGCGCGTCCACGTTGGCCCTCACGGCTCAATACGACGCGATTCTGGCCTATTCGAACGGGACGAACTGGTATGCCGCCCGAGACACGTTGGCCGGGTTGGGCGTATCAGCGTTTGCACTGACTCTTTTGGACGCTCCGGACGGCGAAACGTTCCTTGATACGCTTATCGCCAGTGCTACCGCGGCCAAGGCGCGGGTAGATATTGAGTTCGCTTCACACGTCCCGCCCGTTCCTGGTGGACGATTAACCAACCTCACCGGCGAGCCAGTGCCCGCCAATACGGCGGCAGCCAATAATATATATTATGTGCCCTATTTACATAGCACTATTATTCTCGACAACGGGTCGGGGGTCTTGACCGACTACACCATTTCGGGGATGGCGCAAGGGTTAGCCGACGACACCAAATCACCGGCGGCGGGTGCGGCCGATAAAAACTATGACATGTTCGCCTGGGTAGACGCGGGGACGCTTAGATGCACTCGCGGGCCTCTTTGGGACAGCCTTACGGTCAGGGGAACCGGGGTAGGCAAAACCGAGCTTATCCGCAACTCCATAGGCCAGTGGGTCAACCGATACGACATAACCAACGGCCCGGGGGCTGGCAAGGGTCTTTACGTTGGAACGATCAACACCAACCCATCGGGGGCGACGGTTTCTCAAACGAGGGGCGGGGCGTCCGCGTTTGGCTACTGGGGCGTCTGGAATATGTTCAACCGCGTCCCAATCGATATTTTCATTTGGGACACCACGGACACCCACACCTACACTACGGCCACGGTTCGGCAATGGCAAGCGTCGGTGAACTACCAGTTCAGTTTTGTTCGCGGAATGAACGAAGATGCGGTTGAGGCGGATGCCTTCGCTACAGCTCTAAACACCAATACCGGCGTGGGGGTTATCGCGGGGGTCGGGCTGGACGCGACGAACGCCTTCTCTGGGACTGTAGGCGGGTTTACGACGGCCATAGCCAACGGGCGGATGGAGACGAAGGGGCACTACATTGGTCAGCCTGGGCTCGGGAAACATTATATCGCATGGCTGCAATATTCTGCCGCAACCGGCACGACCACGTGGAACGGCGACGGCGGCGGGGTGTTAAATTTGAGCGGCCTCACCGGCAGACTTTTAGCGTAAAGGAGCGTTATGAAAAAGCTGATACTTGTATTGTTTTTTGTCCTAACCCCGATGGTGGTCCATGCCGAACCGTGGGTTGTCAGCGGACAGACGGACATGCCCGCTCCGGGCGGGATAGACGATCCTCTCCCGGCCAACAGTGGCGCTTTGGGGGCGGTGACACAACTCCCATATACCGTGCCGGCTGGCAAGGTGCTATGCGTGAAAGCATACGGGGTCGAGGGCTACGATGCGCCGGGGATAATGGTCATTTTCCTTTGGACCGGCGCACCATACGAGGTTTCAAGCCAATGGCGTATCGAACACGGCTTGCCGTCCGTCGGGGCGTCGAACGGATCGAACGAGTTTGTCGGGTTAAATTTTTGCTTTCCGGCCGGCACGTTAATACACGTCCGGTTACTGAACGGCACACAGCAGATAGGTGTTTACGGTTGGTATGTTACGGGAGAATTGATCGACGAATAACCGGGGGCAGCCGGGCGGCAGATGAGGCTCGTTGACAATCTAACATAGGAGATAACCAGCATGGCAGACGCCCGAGACGCACAGGACATCCAGGATCTTTTCAAGCTCCATGGGGAAACGGACAGGACCGTTCAGGAAATCAGAGCCTCGCAAATCCGCGTTGAGGCGTTCATCGGCCAATGTCAAGCCGGTATGCCCCGGTGTATCACCAACGCCGCTCGGATTAAGCGGCTCGAAGAGCGGGCCGACGATTCGAAGTGGTTCCTCAAAACTTCAATTTCCGCCCTTGTCGGCGCGGCGTTTGGAGCCGCCGCCGCTTGGTTCGGCAAGCCGTGAGGTGATTTGTGGACTGCCCAAGATTCGATCAGGTTTACGCCGCCTATAAGGCGTTGGGTTACAAAACCTACGACAAGCCATACGATATGAACTATTTTGGGGTCCGATCCGACGTGCTCAAGGCCGGGCAATGGGATGATTGGATTGGCGCGTTTTACACCAACGACTGCGGCACGATCAATTACCACTGCTGGCAAGCCACAACGGACCCGTCGGCGGTTCACCTAAAGCGCCGGGAGAATCCACGGGGAACGGCTATATTGGTGCCCGGTCAATACCTGGGTATGTGGAAAATGGGCCTTCACCGTGGCAAATATCTGGCCTACGTCCAACGTCGCCCGGTCAAGGTTTACCGGGACGCCAACCGTGACGATATTTTGAACATGGGGCCGGATATACCCGTCCAGGAAGGTCTTTTCGGCATTAACGGCCACAAGGGGTCGGGCAATCTCGATGAGGACTCGGCGGGCTGCCAGGTGGTTTTGGACCAGTTGCGAAACTTTGACCTTTGGGTCGAACTCGGCAAAAAGCAAATTGCCACCATCGGCGTTGACGCATTCACCTATACCCCCTTCACCGAAGGACAAATCACGGGCCGGTAGGCCGGAAGGAGACTTTATGCGACTTCGAACCATTCAGATTTATTTAACAGTTGCCCTCGTGGTGGCCATTGCGGCCGGGTGCGCGGGATGGCAGGGCACTATGGACACTCCGCAAGAGCGGTATGTGCTGGCGGCATCCCTCTACAACGCGGAATATGACCGGTATCTCGTGGACGTGGCCAGACCTGGGCTGTTGGACCCTGAAAAGGACGCCTTGCGCGAAAAGCGGAAAGTGTTGGTTCGCGCCGACGAGGTGTTGAAAATATACGAGTCCTACATCGAAATTGGTCAGTCGCCGCCTGCCGATCAGGCCAAAGCCTTGGAGGAAATCATCAACCTGCTAACCCGTATGGCGATTGAACGGATGGTGAAATGATGGGCCCGGTTACCGGAGTTTTGATCGGCAAAGAGTTGGCTCTCCTCGGCCTGGAAGCCTACATCGTTTGGGCTACCATGCAGGGCAAGTCCGACGAGGAAATAATCGACCAAATGCGCCAGGTCATGGCCGAACGGAAGCGCCGCCCGGCTGACAAACTTCCGGAGGTGGAATAATGGCATGGAACTACCAGGTTGACCCGCTTTGGCTGTCCATCGTCTGGGGGCGTGTCGGCGCGGCTGTGCTGATACTCGCCAGCGTGGTTCTATCGGCGTTCGGCTACGTTTACGACGTGGACGCTCAGGCCTCTACGTTTGAGGCCGTGTCGGCAGCCTTGGGCGCTCTCGGGGCGGTTCTGGCTATCGTTTCCAAGGTGCGGGAAGGGAAAAAGGTCGGCGAATAGTCAGGCGGTCTCCAAAAGGCGACAGCCCCGGCAGGAAACCACGCCGGGGCCGTCTTGGTAGTTGAAAACGTGTCACTTTACCACGGGTGGATTGGGTTGGTCAATCGATTTCTCGGCCAATTCCAAAATCTCCCATCCTACGCTGTAAAACCAATCGCCGATTTCCTGATAATCGCCTTCTTGGAGCAACTCGTATCCATACTTTATCGTCTCTCGGGTAATCGCCATTTCATTCTCCTTGACTTTCCGCGCTCGGCGGGTTCACTGTTTAATCCACTCGTGCATATCCTCAATTTCCGCGTCCATGGGTATCAAAACCCTAACCCGCGAATTCATGGCAAACGAACGTCCGCACCTATCGCACTTAAGCCACCTTATCCCTTTCCCCCACGTTTCGGCGGGCTTAGCATATACATAGTATTTGTGGCCGAAAAGACTGCAAAGCCACTTGAGTTTTTTCACTTGACGCCTCCCGCGTTTTTTGGTAAGGTCAACCATCTCACACCCCATCCCTTCCCCCATAGCCCCGCAAGGGGCTTTATTTGTCTGGTTTCACCCCCTTCCCAAGATACCAGTTCAAAATAAACTCCTCTGCGGTTTTTTCCGCCCACGGGGAACCATCCGGGCGGCCAAGGTTAAACCGTTTAGCCATGGTTTTTTCGAACATCAAATATTGTTTGGGCCACCTATTTTTATGGCGCATCGTTTTTGCCAAATTAGGCCCACTTAGAAACGGGCAGATTACACAGCCTATCCGGCTAAACCCTTCATCATAAAGACTGCAATAGGGCAAATTTCGATCTTCGATATATTCCCATATCTCCCATTCTTTCCATGTAAAAATAGGCTTAAATAATATTTGTCCACCTTTGTAATAATCTATCATAGGCCGCGACGCTCGCTTAAAACTTTCCTCGGAACGAATACCCATTAACCTATGCTTTAGCGGCACCCTCAATGTCGGCCTTTTTTTTAGTTTATCACAGCACCAACGCCGCCACTTGGTGGGGGGGGGTTTTTTGAGTAACAACGCCCAAAAGGTCTCGGGCGGTCTTTTGAAAATAACTTCGGGGTGGTTGTCCCGAATGAACTTGACCACTTCCGGCGGGTCAATCCCGGTTGCGGAATAGTAGGCTTCATATTTAACCTTCGACCGTTTCACTAAATCTATTAACACCACGGAATCCTTGCCCCCTGAAAAGCCCACAAAATACCCCTCGGGCGGCTCATGGGTTTGGATAAACTCGATGGCCAATTCCGTTTTGTCCTTGCCGGTGAATATGTCTAATTGATTCATAGCGCCTCCTGTTTATTTGTTGCCGGGGCCGGAAACCACTACGACCCCGGCGGGGGCCATTGCCACTCTAATCCATGGGCACCACCTCCTTCGGGGAATCCTCTCGGGCGTGCTTTTCGGCGTGTTGCCAGACCGAACGGTAGAGGTTCACTTGGGATTGAACAAGAGACTCGAACGCATCCTGCCTCTTCTCCCCAGACTCATCGGCATAGGCGGATGACAAATGCCATGCCAACCACGCTACACCAGCAATCGTTCTCTCGAACCATTTCGCGTGCTCGTCGAGTTTCGACGGCGGCGGAGCTTCGGCCATGCACTCGAAGAAGTTCTC